CTCACAGAAATGATATATAAAGTCATTTACTTCTGGATACTCTTTCTGTCCATCATGATAAAATATAGAGTAGGAAGGCGTAACAGCACACGCTAAACCACTAGTAGTTTCAGGACTCGCACTATCCATGTTAAATCTTCTATGAGTGGTACTAGGATTAATAGTTATAGTAATAGGTGTAGAAACACTAGTTCCAAAACAATTGGTTGCTGTTATGTTAAATGAATATACACCAGATTTAATAGTACTTCCACTTAATGTACCATTTAACGTATCGAATGATATTCCTGGAGGTAACACCTCTCCATCACATGTTCCTTTCAATGCAGATGTTCCTGTACCAGATACTAATACTGGAGCTGTTGTAGTACATATCTCTTGAACCTCATAAACACTCACTGTATGTCGTGTAGTGTTTCCAGTAGTACAGTCGGTAGCTGTAAATACAGCACCATCAGTTCCACCATTTAATTCATAAGTGTCACATGTGGTAACAATTGCCCAACTAATAGGATTGTTGGTTGCAGGGATATTTAATACTAGACCCTCACCTATCTCAAGCTCAATAGGGGGCTGAGTAATAACAGGCACGGCAACCTCAGTACATGATGAACAACTTCCTACCGCCTGAACTAACCCTCCCGTATCAATCACAGCATAATCTGTTGTAGGTGCAGGACCTATTCTATGGAAGGCATTATTACCATCATACGTATTTAATCCACTTAACTCATTATATACCACATCACCTACCGCTGGTAATGCAGCAGCCCCTGAGTGATACCTAGTATCTGGAGATGTAGTAGCTGCACAGACACTTGTTACTGTATCATCAGTAGTATCTATAGCAAATGATTGTAGCGTACTAGCTCCTGCTTGAGCTGTAAAAGCTCCTCCACCCTCAGCAATAACCTCTACCTCACCAGGAAGTAAATCATTTTTAAAGAAAGTAATATCTGTAAGAACAGCTACATTAATAGCTTGCCCCACTATTCTATTATTCCACTTAACATAAAAGCTGTTAACCCCTGAAGGTGTACATCTAATAGTTATATTCCCTCGCCTGTTAGTGTAGTCTACAATAGAATTAACCGTTCCACTAATAGATGCACTACTTGTAAGTGTAGCAGGTGGTGTAATATTATTTCTATAGTCATATATTAGATACAAGAACTTCTCCGTAGTTCTAGTAAATGTAAATGACCCCTCATAGTTACTACCTACAATAGCAGGTACAGTAGCTGTGGATAGGGCTATTAATGTTTTTATATCCTCCTCTGTATACTCTACATTAGAAACTAAGTATCTTAAAGAATTTCCAAAATTAGGATTAAATGGTTTAATAGTAGAAGTACCTGTCAGTCCTGCTTTTAGTGTAACTGTATCTCCAGATGCAGGCATAGAATCTACACCTTCAAATGAATTAAAACTGTTATCTACCGCTAATGACCTAGGGGTAAAGGCTGTGTTATCAAAAACTATATCACCACCTGTAGTATTACTAGTGAAATCATATTGCTGATTAGAAACTAATCCACTATCCACACCATTATTAATTACCATTACTTTTCTAATAAGTCTGGTTTTTCCTGATTGAGTAATAAGAAATGGATAACTTACACCACAAGCTGTAAATGCAATAGTAACTGTTCTGTTAGCACCTGTTCCATTAGCGGCAAAATCAACCGTTATAATTTCTGAATCCTCTCCTGAATATGGAGATGCTTGACCATTAACTGTTACCCATGCACCTACCCAGGTTACTGTCCATTCTGTATTAGATGTTATATTAAACGACTCCGTACTTGCACTACTACTTATATTAGGTCTAAATCCAAGGTCCGCATTAAAAATACACGGAGAAACTGGAGTATCATTATTAGCAAGTACATATCTCTCTTTAAATGGGTCGATTGCTCCTATCTTTTGAGTGTTGGTATTAGATACAAATAAATCCTTAAAATAATCCCTCATACCCATAGAAGATATTTCAAACATACCATTATTACTTAATCTCATTACAGCCCCTCGCCTAGCATCTGTAAAGTACATATCATTACCCCACGTAGCAAAACTCTCTGGGTTTTTACTTATTCCATATTGACCTGTAAAGGTGATTTGTGTTCCTAATACCTGTGGTATAGATGCTATAGTACCACCACCTACTGCATCACTAAGTAAGTTTTTACCGTATAATATTTTAGATACTTTATTCTCTTGAAAGGCTACTAAGTCGGTATCTCTAGCGTGTAGTTTTTGAATAGAACCAAAGAACTTATCTAAGTACTTAAAGTTAGCTAACGATAGATTAAACTCATTTAGGTTATTTATACCTGTGTTTTCTCTATATATACCACTATAGGTTATAGCTTCCTCTACTCGTTGTTGTTTATAATCCTCTATAACAGAACTGGTTCTTGGGGAATACTTTAATGTAGGAGCATTAAAGTCACCACGTATTCTAAGTCCCTCTACACCATTACCAAAACAATAGGCATTATACATACTGTTTTCTGTGTCAGATGTAGTTGCCGAAGGTTTAGTTGAGGTATTTAAACTAACTACCGCTGGAGAATTTGATGTTAAGTTTTGATTGGAAGACGCACCTAAGTTACCTTGGTGAGCCCCATTAATAATATCTAAAGTTTCACTCAGTTCGTAATAAATATCCGCAGGATTTTCTATAGGTAAGGTTTCGAAAACATTAGTATTTGTTTGTTGTATAATTTCAAACTTAACCGCTATATATCCTCTTTTATCTATAGGTCCTTGGTGAGGAGCCCCTGTTCCTCTAATACCCATAAATACTGTTTTACCAGCAGTATACTCCGACCAGTTACTTGCGGTGTTTGGTGGAGGATTAGGACTGCCTGTAGTTTGAGCTAATTGATTAAAATTATCACCAGTTCCTGTTCCACTACCACCTTGTTTAACGCCAAATCCTCTTCTAAAGAAAACCTGAGAAAAACCCAAATCAGTACCGTCAGTATGTAAGTGTACAAAATCTCTATAAGCCCCACTTTCCCAAAACCACTCTTCTATATTAACATATTGTAATGGAGAGGTCCACTCTTGCCATTCCTGCCAATTATCTCCAGCACCAGTTGGACTTACACCTCCACTAGTACGTTGAACACCACTTACATTCTTTATTCGCATTCTTATTCTAGAACCAGCAGATATAGTCCTGTCAATAGTAAATTTATTGGAAGCAGCAGCAGTTTGTGGGTAACTCACTGTTTCTCCTGTAGGTGTGGTAAACCAACTATTATGTCCTGGTACAATAGCCGCTTGTTGAGGAGTGTTGTTATCGTCCCAATTAATAAACTCATCAAAAATATTCTTCCAGTTTTTACAATGTACATTTACCACCCAATAATCTCCTATTTTATAACCACTAGAAATAGGGAATTTTATTTTAAATATAATAGGAGGTAGGGGCGATAAATTAGTGTTACGTATCTCATTTCCATTCACCGCATCTATAGGTGTATTTTCAGTTCCTTGACACCTTTGATATCCTGCGTCAGTAAAAACATCCCAATGAAAAGTATTAGCACCATCAATTACTATTTTATATCTAGCATCACTTAGCCACTGGTCGTGAGTTTCATTTTTACCATAATAATTCGTTCCACTAGTGAAAGGAATTAAATCTAATTCATAGTGAGTTGCAGAGTTTCCATAATAAACAGGGGTGTTTACAATAGATATTCTTTCCCTATTATTACCAGTAATATCAGGTTGTATATCTATCCAATCTCTCTCGGTAGAGAGGGGGTGATTAGTTCCGATGGGATATTTACTCCAATGACTAGTGATATAATTTCTATTAAATACATCAGAACCATTAAATAAAGTGCTATCATCTACTTTTATCTTAAAATACAATCCTTCTGCTTGTGATTCCCCATTATCTAAAAAATCTTCAGGTTGACTTTGTATATCTAAAATTTTATATTGACTAATACTTTCAGTAGCCGTACCTTCAGCACTCTTACAGATAATATAATCATTAATCTTTAATTTGTCTATATCTGACCTATTTATCCTAAACCACCTAAAAACTTCATCAATAAAGTAATATATAGGGAATATATTATAGTAATCTCCCTTAGCTTGCTTAATAAATATTCTATATTTTTTAGCGAAAGCTGGGGCTTCATTATTTATAGATACCCTAATATCATTAGCAGTAAGTGAATTAGTAGGAGGAATATGAACCGTATTATTAGTAACATTAGATGTTAATACCGTAGTCATCCTACTGTAGTCATCTAAATAAACTAACCCTATCTCATAATCTCTATCACTCCTAAATGTAGGAAGTGGTATGGAAGTTGGTAATGGTAAAGGTAATACTTCTAATTGATAATCTATATCTATAGGTGTTCCATTACTATCCGCTATATTATAAAACTGAACATAGTTTCCATAAGCAATTCTACTACCTATTAATTCTTGTGCTTTTGCTTTTAATGGAACATTATCAAATAATCTAGTAATCTCATCTGGAGGTAATACCGTGTATATTTTATTATTATCAAATGTATTAGTAAACCTACCATTAGCATCAATACCTAAAGAAGGGTCATTAATAATATTTTCAATTTTAAATGAATCAATAACATTAATATTAGTACTAGCTGTATCTCTAAAGAGTAATTGAATTTCTTTTATCCTAGGGTCTGGCACCCATCCAGTCCCTGGATTAGAGCCGTTTATAAAATAATCTACATCTACCCTATTATATGTATTAACCATAGACTGAAAATCTCCTTCACCAAAATCATAATTATATATCCCAGGTCTAAAAGCAGTGGATGAAAAGGGAGATATAGCACTATACTCATCATTCTCATACTTATACCTACAAGCAAACTGTAAAAATTTATACCTTAAATTATCTTCTTGATTTGCTGTTATTGAGTTTTTTAAAGTAATTAAAGGAGAGTTTAACGGTGGTTTTACTATAACGGAAATATCATCCTCAATAAAACCATTAAGAGCATAATATTTTTTTACATTTAATCTACGTGGAGGATTTAAATTATCGGTCCAGAATAATAAATCATCTATAATATTAACACCAGTTATTAAATAATTAGCATCAAACTTTAATACCCTACCTTTAGTATCTTTTAATAAAGTAGTGGTAATACTATTAATTTCATTATACTTTAGTACGTAATCAAAATCAGAATCTGTAACAAACCAATATATATTATTATTAGCCTCATCAGCAATTGCACCAATAGTTTTAGCACCTGTACCTGTAAATGTTTGATTACTAGCGTTGGTATTACCCTTGATATTCTCTAACGCCCCTACTCCTGCACCCTCAGATGCAGACACTTCAATATTCAACGCATCCCTATACTGACCGTCTGGAATCAGACGTTCATCAAGGTCTTTGTTCATTATACCTTGTATAAAACTTTTAATTAACCTCATTTAATCCACTTATCTCTGCCCCTTAGAGTCATCAATAATCTTCCAGAGTGCATATTGCTTAATCTAATCTTAGCGTTTCTAAGTTTAGCCATTTTATCTTTCTTAGCTCTCCTTACTACATATTCCTGGGTATCTATCTTATTATCTAAAATTGCCCATCTAATGTAGCTGTATATGTAGTCCTCTGCTAATTTATTAATTGTAACCGAATCATCGTTACCATTCTCCATACCATCAGATACATACTCTAGTACTATAGATTGAGCCTTAACACCTGAGCTAAAGTTAATAACACCTGCTTGTTTATTAATTCTAAAGCTGTCGTTTACATTAGCCTTAGACGTATCTAATCCATAATCTCCACCTATTCCGTAACTAAAATACCAACAACCATCTACACACCATCCCCATTGTCCGTATCGTAGTCCATTTTCTAAGAACTGTTGCTTAGGTAATCCTGCTAACCTATCTCGGTCTAGTTGAGATAATTCCTCCTCTAATACCTCTCCATTCTGGTCGAATAATAAATTACCATTATTATCCTTTAGGTATTCATTAGCGTAGTTAATCTGACTATTTTCGTGTAAAGGAAATAATATACCATCCTTCTCTACTGATATACGTACATAGTTTACGTAGTCAGGAGGAAGAATAAACCTTAAGTCATCACCTACTGATTGCTGTAATACCTTTATGTTTCTTAATGCATCGTAGTTAATTTCTTGAATACCTCTCTTAGCGTGAAACAATACATTATATCTAGTAATATTATTAACCAACTTATCATCACCTACATACATTAACATAAAATTGTTAACAATATCTTTGAGTGATACATATTGGTACTCTCCCCAATTTGCATTCTGAGGCACTGTACCTGAGTTGGTGTAGTATTGATAGTTAGTTATATATGCCATTATGTTTCTTTTTGGTCGTTAATAGACTCTTCCTGTGCTGCAAAAGATGTTATACCTGGTTCTCTAATATTAACACCAGCATACTCCAATATCTTGAAAACAAGAGTATCTTGGTCTGAAAGAGGTAACTCAAAGTCTTGGTAGTCGGCAGCTGACTGATTAAATACAGGTGAGCCAGATACTGTATTATAGGTCCACTTAGGGTCAGATGGATAGCGTACATATAGAACATCGATGTTGTTTGTTATGGTTGATGGATATACTATTATTGAATTACCTGGTGAGGTTGGTGTTGGTGATGAATTACTAGCACCTGTTAAGTAATACGCAGGGTATGTAGTAGTAGGAGCTGTGATGTTAGACATTACTAGCTGGTTAATCTTATTCTGGTTAACTCTCTCTACCTCAGTGGTAGTATTATAATAAACAGCGTTTAATGTATACCAGTCTGTGGGTAATGTAAAAGATGTGGTACCACCAACATAAGTAAGTCCTGTTTCTTTTTTTGTAAATAAATCTATAACCTCTGCTAATTGTTTAGGAATGTCTGCATACCCACTATTCATTAATCGCTTATTCTGTAAGTTTAATGCATTCTTATAGTCATAGAAATATTCCTCGAATACTTCAAGTTGAGCCTGCTTTGCAAACAGGTTAAACTCTTCGGGAGTTACGTAGCCATTGTTATCCTTATTAAGGATTGCCATGACTGTATTTCTAACCTCATTAATCATTTAAAATTTCTTTGATACAAAGATAAAGAAAAAAAGGGGACTTATTGATTTTTAATAGTTTTCAGATACATAATTATCTAAGTCTAGTTGTATTTCTGATTTCATTAGTTGTGTATATATCCCTGATACTTCTAAATTAGAATTAGTATTTTGAGCTGTAAGCCATAAACCATTATTAAGTTCATCAAATAAATTCTTCACATGACTCTCTAAAGCAAAAACCTCTATCTCTGTATATAAACCATTTACTAAATCTATATATCTCTCGGCTGTAAAATTAAGGACATAATCTTTACCATCCGAAATTCTATATTTATACTGTCTGATATATAACTCTTTTATTAGTTCTTCGTCAGTAATTTGTGTATAACCAGATGGTTGTGTTAATTCAAAAACAATACCAGGGTCCCCTACTGAAACCTCATCTTGAATATAAAATTTTCTTGCCATTTTCAATTATAATTTTAATAATAACTAAGTGATGCCCAGCGTGAAACATTATGGTCATATATAACTTGATAAGAACCTCCTTTAGCTAAATCAAAATTAGCCCTTTCAGGTAAATAAAAACAATTAGCCGCTACACTATCAGCGGTATCATTATCTTTAAATTTTAATTTTTTATTAGTTCCTGAATTAATTATGGTAATCATTCTATTAACGCCAGCTGCTGGGGCTACAATTCCTGTAAAATCTCTATCGTGTGCACCAGGGTCTAAAAAAAGTATATTTGATGTCCCTGCATTAAAATCGTCAAAATCTACTGAGGCTCCTCCTGATTCAGTGTATCTTAAAATTTGGGAAGTAGGCATTTGTGTAAGCCCTATTTGATTGGCATAATTATAAACATCAGCAGCAACACCTGTTGGGTCATAAGTAGATGCTAACATATCACCATTTCCTTTGTTATTAAAAGTATTCCAATCGGTAGAACTTAAATATCCATTATCGGTAGTATTAGCTTGAGCTATAGTTATATTTGGAGTGGTCCCCCCTGAAGAAGATAATGGTGCTGATGCAGTAACGGATGTTACAATAGTGCCAGCAGAACCAGAAAAGTTAATAGAAGAAATAGCTTGAGCTGGAGATGCAACTCGAACAGCCCCTGAAGAAGTACCTGATGACATTACAACACAAGCCATAATAGAATGAGCAACCGAAGCTGAGGCTGTGTCTGCGGCATGTGTCATCTCTATTCTATCGGTAGATGTAGATGAACCCGTTCCTCCCTCTACTACTATTATAGTAGTGGTGGCGGATGTTCTCACACACGTTATAATTCTTTGAGAATTAATAATATAATTGTCACTTCCTGTAACAGGAATAGATATAAATGTACTCATACTACAAAGATAATCAAAAAAAAAGAGGACCTATAAAAAGTCCTCTTAATTAAATTTACTAAAGCTTTTACTTAAGCGTTTATAACACTTACTGGAGCTTTTACTAATACAACATCAAACACAGGGTTTGAAATCTACTTGAGCAGCTGTTTTAACTGTTGTAGTTGTACCATCTTCATACTGAATAAGTGTGTCTACATTTGTTGCAGTTGCAGCACGAATGGTTTTTATACCATTAATACTCACTAACTGATTTCCTTGAAACGCTGCTACTGCTGTTCCTTTTAAGTTTAAATACTTTTGCATAATAAAAAAATTTATGAGTTAATAAAGTACAAAGGTAATAAAAAAAAGGGACTCGAAAGCCCCTTCTTTTAACCAATAAACATAACATGAATTATGAATAAACAAACACTTACCTATACGTAAGTTCTTTTAAAAGGTTACGTTTTACTGCTAATGCAGATACTGGCTCTTCCCCAAAAGGAACAGTCATCATTTTTTTCTTGTTATCTTTTAAATTAAAGTAAATATCCCTCTTATTATTTCTTAGGGTTACTAAACCTTTACTTAAAGCTTTTTGAGCTAAATCCTGAAGTTGTAACATTGGGTCATCCAACATCTCTAAAAACTCTACAGGATTGTTTCTAGCGTATAAACGCACATCTCTTTTTAATTCCGCACTACTTAACCTATCAGCCCTTGAACCCATAAGCACCCTAGCAATAGATTCAGCCATCTCAATAGACATTTCCTTAGCCGCAATCTCTGCATCTAACTCAATATCCATAGACTCTACATCATCTGCGGCATCTCTCTCTGTATTTACCTCCTCAAATATTTTTCCAAATCCTGGGTGTAAACTTAGAAACCATTGTAGTACTGGATTGTTTTTTGGAACAGTTAAAAAACCATCCTCGAATACTACAGGCTCTAATATAGCATTATCATCCTGCTCATCCTCAAATGGTGATTTTTGATTTCTCGCATATCGTAAAGCTCTATTTACTTGTTTTTCTTCATCGAAATGCATTAATGGGTGTCTTCCTGTATTTCTGGAAGCTAACATAAAACTAAGCGGAGTAGTTTTAGTTTTTAGAATATAAATTCTGTCTTTTAATTGTAATTTCATTTTATTTAATTTTAAATTTAAAAAAAGGGGAGGGATTAACCTCCCCTGTATTATTTATACTTCTTAGCTCTTAAAGATAAAGAAGTTGTTTGCACCTAATGTACAAAGTGCTCTCTCAGAAAGGAAGTTTACTTCCATTCTATCCAAATCACTTGTAGCAGCACCGCCAGCAGAACCTGTTATCCAAGTTTTGTAACGTCTGTCTTCAGTCTCAGAAGCTCTGTATCTAACGTGTAAGAAAGGTCTACGAGCATTTTTACCCTACCCATAACCTGGTCGTATACATTAGTAGAACCAGCTGGAACTAATACACCATTTACTGCACCTCCTGTTAAACCACCTCTTAAGGTAGCATCGTTAAGGTATTTCCAATCAGACTTGTAGAACTCATATCCTCTTTTGAATCCTGAGAATCCAAGGTTAAGTGCCATTTCTTCGTCATTGTCAAACAATCCGTAAGAAGTACCACCTGCACCGTAAGAGTTTTGAGCCGCTAACATGTCATCAATATCAAATCCCATTTGTCTGTTAACAAAAAGAACATTCTCTTGAATTGCACCTTGCTTGTCTAATCTCTGGATGATAGCATCAAAATCAGCTAACGCTGTTGGATTACCACCAGACCAAACATTTCCTCTATTTTCTATAGTGTAGAACATACCATCTGTACCTGCATCTGTAGCACCTGGAGCTGGAGAAAGTTCAGCCAATGCTCCAGAACCTGCCGCAGCTGGAACACCTTCTACCATAGACATCTCTAAGTAATCATCATATCTTAAACGAGTCTCGTGCTCAGACTTAATATACCAAAGGTATCCATCAGCACCATTCTCTGATGTTACTTCAACCCAACCAATTTGAGCCATATCAGAACCAGCAACAACGTACTTGTCTTTTATGATAATTGGTTTGTTGTCAGGTCAGCCTCTAAAGAACCAACCATTCCAGCTGAACCTTTTCTAAATTCTGAACCATATACAAAAGCTGTAATTGTACCAGCATTGAATCCAACTGCTTGAGCTGCTTCATAGTATGCTACTTCAAAAGCATCTACTGTACCAGCTACAGTGCCAGCACCTACAGCTGTTACAATAGCTTTATTTGATACGGTAGCTCCTGCACCCTCTAATGATAATAAAAGAGTTTGTCCTACTCTAAAGTTACACGCTACTCCACCAGCAGTGATGTAAGGAACAGTAGTAGATGCTGTAGCTCCATCAGCTTGCGTTGTTGTACATCCTTCATATTTTGTATGTAATCTTCCTTGCTCTTCCCATTTAATAAGGTCAGAGTTTGTTGGCATTTCTGCCCCTACCATTCTTAAAAAAGCGTTGATAGACCTGTTGCCATATCTCTCAAATTCTCTTTCGTAAGTATCTGGTAGATATTGACTTAAAAAATCAAAGTTATTAATATAATTACTAGGTAACGTTGATTTACTTGACGATGGTGTTAACGCTGGTTGTCCAGCTGCACCTGTTATAGCTCCTGCCATTTTTTTTAGTTTTTAATAGTTATTTTTTTTTACTTTTTATTCGTAGCCTTCCCGAACCTCTTTCTTCACCCACAGCAGTAACTTTATACCCTCCCTTAGATACACTCTCTGATGCTTTTCTAACTGGCATGTCTACATTTTTAGACTCCCTAGTTACATCACCAATTGCATCTGCTTGCCCTTGCTCGTAAAAATACTTCGCAAAAGCCTCAGGGTTCATCGCTACTGATAGAGCTCTGTGATACGCATTAGCATCCTTTAAGTAACCGTCCTCATTAACATGACTGCTAATAAAGTTAGTAACATTAGACTGAGCTTTCTTTAGTTGCTCTGGATTACCAGGCTTATAAGTTAACTGCCTATCTCCTATTTTAAATTCAAAACCTTTGAACTCATCAGAGAATAGTTGGTTAGTCTTATCTAAAAAGTACTCCTGTCTTTTTAAACTTTGCTGCTGCAAATCTTTAGATTCTTCAGCATATTTCTTGTAAGCATTGTAGTTTTCTCTCTCACCCTCTGGAACAAAATCACTACTTGACTCAAGTGGCAATTTGTACTGCTCCTTCTGTTTGTTAAAATACTCCTTTGCTTTTACAAGCTCTTCTTTCTTGGCAATCTTAATCTTTCTAGTCATCTAGATGTTTTTTGGTTTCAGACCAATAATCAGCCAAGAGGCTATCTGGGTTAGCTTTATCAAAATCTTTATTTAACTTAACAAAGTCATTGATTCCTCTTCCAGTTTCTTTTTTAAACTTTAAGAAAGTAGAAACATCCTCTGGAAGCTCCTCATTACTTTCTCTCTGCTCAAACAACTCATCAATAGAGTTAATTTCTTTATCCTTATACCTATTCTTTATATATGAAAGAACGTCAGTATCTTGTAATTCTTTTTGCTCAACCTCTTCTGTTGGCTCGGTAGTTACTTCTTCTTTCTCACTTACTGGCTCCTCTACAACTACTTTCTCTTCTGTTTTAGGTGCCTCTGCATCCTCAAACTGTTGCTCGTGTTTTTCTAAAAGTTCAGCCTCTATCTGCTGTTTTGACTTTTCAGGTTCCGCACTAACCTCTTTTACTTTAAATCCGTCCATTATATTTTATTTTAATTTAATTTAATTCTCTGATTACAAAGGTAATAAACTTTTTTATATTTATCTAGGCTCAAATTCAGCTAAATCAAAACCATCTAAACTATCCTCATTAGATTCAAAATCTATTGGTGGTAGGTCATTTTTCTTTTGATTAATTAATTTTGATGTTTGAGTAGACTGCTGGCTAATCCTTTCTGACTTACCTTTCTCTCTCTCATTCTCTCTAGTTTTTAACGCCTCTGCTTCTTGTCCTTTAATCTGCATCTGCATATTAAACTCTACCTGCATTAATTCTTTCTTAAGTTGAGCCTCTGCATTCATCTTCTCAATCTCAAATGCTATCTCAGCCTGCTTAATCTGAATCTTAGACTGCATCTCCGCTTGTGATTGCTGCATCGCTGATTGAGCTGCCGCTTGTTGAGACTGCATATTTATTTGCGATTGCATCTGCATTTTCTCATTCTCTCTATCAACGTCTTGCTTTTCTTTATTTTTTCTTTTAACCTTAAGAAGCTCATTTGCCATCTTAATATTCTTAATCTGACGAATATCAATAGCATCTTCAAGCGTAATTTGGTCCCTACTAAGTGCCATCTGTATATTAGCCTCAAGTTGAGCTTTTTGTTCCTCATCTGGAGAAACCTCAATAAATATTCCAAAATCATGTAGATATAAATTATTTATGTCCTCTAAAATATTTATATTATATTTTCCAATTTGATTTGCAAATTCTTCCCTAAAGTCAGAGTACTCTAATACATCAGCTACCCTTACTGATAATGCTTCCGCTAATTTTCTAGTAATAAATAAACTACCCTGTAGAATATGTCTCGTAGCTGTGTTTGAATTTAATGCCGCTAATTTTTGTACACCAACTAATGCATTAGGGTCTGGTGTAGAACCATCCCTAGCCTCATTTAATCCCGTCACATCTCTAATCATATTTAAGTAATGATTATAGGTACTGATTAAACTAGCCATCTTAGCCTGTCCACTGTTAGAATTTAACTCCTGAATAGGAATTTTACCGTGGTTAAATTCACCATCCTGTGTAAAACTTCTACCAATAACACTACCTGTCTGGAAGTACATCTTTAATGCATCTTCTGGGTTATAAGCAGCACCTGTTCCAAGGTCCACCTCATTTATCCCATCCGCATCTATATACACACCATCGGGAACTACCTTAGCAATTACTTGTTGTAATTTAAGATGTGTCATCTGAATTAAATCAGCAAAGGTGGTCATTCTCCTAACTAATGACTCTACCACTCCTTTATACATTCGTGGGGCAACCCCTATATAATTAGGTAAAGCATACTGAGAGGCAGATTTAGGTCTAACCATATTCTTAGAAAGCTCCCACTTAAGTAGGGTATTACTGCCTAGTATTAGTATTCCCTCATACCACACATCAATTCTTTTCTCTATTCTCTCGAATCTTTCCTCTGTTCCTTCAGGTGGATTAAAGTTCTCATCTTTTCTAACAACCCTTTCACCACCGTTCTCTAAATATTTTTTCTTGTAAACAAATTTCTTATTGTCTAGTTACCCCATAGTAATTATACCACCCAGAACTAGTATCGGAAATTTCTTGCAACTCTTCCTTAGTAATGTCTGGTTTTATCTTAATAAGTTCTGTAATTGGGATTTGTTTAACCTCACCAAAATAAAAACAATCACTATAATATGGGTCCTCTGTATAGCTATGCACTAAAGTAGCTGGGTCTACATAGTTTACTTTAATACCTGCGTTTGGTAAAAACTCATGCTTAACCCATCCCATACCAATAGTGGTAATATCATAATCCACTCGTTTTCTAATATCATAGTAGTGGTTTTCCTCTAGAATAGTATTAATTGCCTCCTCTTCTGCAATCTCTATCCCAGGTTTATAGTTAAGTTGCATGTGAAGTTGAAGTTCTTGGTCATCCGCTGGTAAGTCCTCTGCGTGTGTATTAAATGCGTCTATACCAAACTGTTCCTTACTTTGTAGTAAAAAATCTTTAGCCACCATATCTGCCTCTATCATATTTTGGTATGACTTCCTATTATCAGCCGCCATCGCATCCTGAGCATACGCCTGCACAGTAAACAACCTATCAGACATCCCATTTACTACTATATCCACAAACTTTGGTATAATAGGAACGGGGGTCCAATCTAGGTTTAAATAAGATAAGTCACCATCTACGGCTAACTCACTCTTATATTTTGCTACTGATTGTTCTCCTCTTGCGTATAATCGTAGTTTATGAAAGTCAACCCATTGGTTATAATATCTACAACTATTACCTGACCTCTTAAACCATTCATACTGTATTGCTTGACCTACCTGTAATCCATACTCATCCGATGCCTTCTGAGCATCAGTAGCTAATTGATTTGGAAAATTCGTAGGATTTACTAATATGGTAGATTCCTTCATTTATTTAATGATTTGGCTTATATTTCCTTTGTTACTATATCTTGCAAAGATAACAGATATTTTTGACTCTTCCTTAGTTGGAGTGTAAATATGCTTCTGATTTGCCATAATTGCAAGTCCTGAGCTAATAGAGGCATCATGTTTGGTCCTATTATTGATGTCAAACTTAGCCCAATCTATCAATGTTTTATTAAAAAACATAGAACCTATCTCCTCAGAATCCCGATACGTTCCTTCTATATCAAAACCTACATGCTTCTCTATATACGACTCAATAGCTGAGGCGTGAGCTTGTTTTATATCCTCTGATGAGTTAGGCATACCCCCAAGCTCTTTTTCTGTCTTAGACAGCTTATTATAGGTCTTATCTGGTCTATTCATGCAAAACTTCCTATATCCTCTATTTTTAAAGTGATATAATATCCTAGCCTTGTTGTTCTCTATTAAAGCAGGCATCCCATAAAATACACACGCCATTAATACCTCCTCAAAGAATATCTCTGCGGTTTGGGGTCTAGCTATGTACTCTAAAAAAAACTCATTTGATGGGCAGTTATCCATGTTGAATTTAGTCATACCATGTAACGAACCATTAGAACCCTTACCAACTACCGTTCCTGATATATCATAGGGGTCACAACCAAAAGAACCTAGGTGCTCATTTCCTGGGTGATACTTACCATTTTTCTTAAACACATTATTTCGTAATCTCTCTTCTGGTATCCACGAAACTAAGAACCTACCATTTCTGTTAGGTGTCCATACCACCTTAGTATCTTTAATACCGTCCTTCCAGTGAAAACTTCCACGTGTCAAATACCTATCCTTTATTAATGAATCGTTATAATCTATCTGCTGATATATTTTAGTTAGATTAAATATAGATGACTTACTCTCATCCCTAAATGCGTGAGATTCGGTTCTAGGAAACTGACGATAAAATTCATTTAGTGCATCAGCATCTGATTTTAATGAATCTACCTCATTCTGCCAGTAATCAATAACACCTGTATTTATCCACGCCCCATCTACTCCTTTAATTGGTTTGTCTGGAGTATAGAACACTGGCATTCCAAACTCATCTATATATCCCTCAAAATTCCACTCCATAGGAATAAACAAAGAATATAAACCTGACTTTGTTTGTCCATTAGCATTTCGTTCAAAAGGATTAGAGTTTTCATATAACTTCTTAAAATTATCACCACCCTTATCTAATGCGTTAGATGTAGAGCCCATCATACACTTACCTATAATTCTACTACCTAATCTAAGGCATGTTTTAGTAACCCTCCAATTGTTTAATATATTATTTGGTTTTAACCACTTCCCACTTTCATCATGGACTAGTAATAATAATTTCTCTCCATCATAGGAGTTATCGTCAGTATTCTTCCAATCTATAGTAGTATCTAACCCATCTAACTCATCATCCTCTGTATTATACATGTTCTTTTTAGTAATCTTACTAGCAGGAACACGAAAAGCAAGCTCAGTTTTAGGTCTATCCATACCATCCTGTATGGGTTTAAAAAAGAAAGGATAATTAAGGGTTATAGGTACAACCTTGTCGGTAAACATTTTTTTAGCATCACTACCACTTTTAGATAATATACCTATTCTTGAATCTTTCGATATTGTTCCTATATTAGCACACTCTTCAGAACCCATAAAAGAAAATCCTGAACGTCTATTTTTTAGATAACACATCCCAAAACTCCTATCATCAGCCTTACACGCCTCCCAGAATATATAGAATAATCTATTCGATTCTCTAAAATCAGGCTTACCAATATCTATCTTAGTCCACTGAAGATACATGTAGTGAGAACCTGTAAGGTAGGTAGGTTTTCCATTATTTATAAACCAATAACCATCCTCTCTCCTGTCAAATTCTGACTCAATGTAGTCTACCCATTTATCCTTAAAAAGATTGTCACGCTTGTTCCAATCAAAAATTGTTCGTATCTTACTAAGTTCTTTTGGGTAATCTTGAGCCACCCACTTATTATTACCTTTTTTTAAATCGGTTGGTGTTTTAGGTAGTCCTATTTTAATACCATTTATTTCATATACCTCACCTAAAGTACCATCCTTTGAAATAATTACAACGTCATACTTTTGATTGTATCCGTACTTCCAGGATTTAGCCTTATTTTTAGTAGTAATAGTAGATGTGGTTACATCTAACTTTATAACCTTATGTAAATCAAGATTATCTTGACCTTCGTTCTGCGAATCCACCACTAGATGTTTTTTTGGTACTAGAGCTTGATTCTTCAAGCATAGCTCTTTCAGCCTCTATTCTGTTTAATATTTCAAATGCATCAAAAATAGCCAACTTTTTTGTAGCGGCTGCGTTCTTTAGTCTATCAGCAGCAAGCTCGGCTGCGTTCTTTAGTCTATCAGCAGCAAGCTCATCATCAGGTTCAGGTTTTATAATATCCTCCTTAGCAACCTTTACTAACTGCTTAACAGCTAATTCTCCAGCTTTTATTATATCCTCCTTGATTTTTTTAATGTCCATTATAGTAATATACAAATATTTTTTGTAAACATCCTATACATTTTTTCCCCATCCACATTAAACTCATACTCACTCTCTGGTTGAAATGATATTAAATCACCCTCTTTTAATCCCATAGATAACATTTCCTTGTTAGCGTACCTAATGTTTCCTATCAGCTCTTGTTCGATATCTTTTGTTTTTAGAACAGATTCTTTCTTGTCTATAGGTGTTACAAAACAATAAGGAGATGGAGCCTTCCATCCATCTTTTGTTTTATATAAAAAAAATTGGTCAAAATCAATTAAGAATAAGTCATTCATAAAAAAAGAAGGTCCACTCTTTTCCCTACCTTTCATGTCGTAATACTTCCTAAATACATTGTGGTGTACCAGTAGTGTGTCTCCTACCTTAATTTCTCCGTTATAAGTTATAGGA